AAAGCTCTGCGCTCTTTCTTTTTTGCCGCATTCTTAGATATTTTGACATATTTCAGTGGGTTGAAGTCGATAGCTCGGTTTTCAATAGCGTACTCAAACACTCGGCTTGCAGTTGCGATGAACTCTTTCAGCGACTTTTTCGCTGTTGGTTTGCCTGTTGTAGGGTTCTTAGCGGCTAAGTCAAACACGATTTCCTGAAAATCGGCAATTGTCAGCTTGTTGATTTTACAATGCTCAAGTTCTGCAAAATGTTTGAGATACCGTTCAAGCGTTTTGTATTGTTGCGGTGTTTGCAGTGACCTCTGAACTGACAGCCAGCGTTTTTTCCAACAGCCGTATGTATCATCGGAAGAGATGTCTATGCCTTTACCGAGTTTTTGTTTTAATTCGGCGGCAAGCGTTTCAACCTCTTTTCGTGATGTGCCGCATACGGATTTGTACTTTCGTTTACCGTTTTCATCCCGACCGATATAGATGTTCTTTTGATAGCGACCGTCTTTTCGTTTTTTCATTTTATACACTCCTTTTGTTTGAAAAAAGGGTGCAAAAATCCCCTGATATTCAAAACTTGAAAAATTCAGGGGATTGTGATACAATTATTTTGCGTTTAAATCGTATCATCTGCACCCTGTGTAGATGATTCCGCTCTGTTCGAGTACCAGTCGAGCAGGGCGGATTTTTTTTATTTAATTTTTATTTGCTATGAGCATTTTAACCTTTGCATTATAACTTACTTTATCGTTCTCATCGTAATGTTCACCAATTGTAAAATCGTTAATGCCAAGAATTCGCTCTTGATTTTCTTTAACAAAAGCTACATCTTCTATATGGAGATTGCCAACATCTAAACCGTTGACAAGCACCTTGATTGCAGGCTCGCCTTTATAATCGTATTCCTGTAACTGCACATTAAGCACTTTGCCTGCTTTTTTGTCAGTTTTGAGTTGTTTAAGTAACTTCTGCCTGCCCTGAAAGGTAACACCTGCAACTTTAAAAACTTTCGTGTGCGACTTGCCCGATTCCGGTTGCATCGCAGGAGTTTTTACCTCTGATTTTGGCTTTTTAAATAATTTTGATAATAATCCCATAATAGCCTCCTCATTGACACATAATGTCAAATATTATATAATAATATTCGAGGAGTTCCAACTTCTCATAATTCCTATTTTCCTACCATAGTTGCCGCTATGGTAGGTTTTTCTTTTTGTTGATAAAATCTGCAAATTGCTCTTTCACCTGTCTTTCAAGGGGATGCAGATAAAAAGCGTTTCTGCGTTCGAGCTCTGCCATTCGTTCAGCCCTGTAGGTTGCCGCCTCAAGGCTGATGTCGCATAAATTTGCAATTGCAGCGGCATTGATTGCTTGCATTTCGTGCAACACACAAGCCGGAGCTAACAAGTCCCGAGCAAATACATTGGCCGAATGTTCGGCATCGTCGGTTATTGCAAAACCTTTACCATTTTTAGCAAACAGATGCCCTAAAAAGATATGCCCGAGTTCATGGGCAATTGTAAATCTACAACGCTGAGGAGATTGCTCATCAGCATAGACGATGTACAGCTTATCATCTTGCATCAAAGTTATTCCGCTATCATTTTCACTTAGCAGATTGACTGCCGAATTTTTCAGTAAAACAATGTCTGATTGCTTTGCTATCTGACTGACTTTAACAGGCAAGTTGCTGATTCTGTAGTCGATTAAACATTGCCAAGAGGCATTGCGTGCATTTTTATATTGTCCATAATTCAAGTTTTACCACCTCATAGGTATTGTAACCTATGGGGTGTTTTTTATTATGTAATGCTTATAAGTCTGTATCGTCAGGCTCAAACTTGCTAAGATCAGGTAAGTTTACTATTTCAATAGGTTGATTGTTACCGTCACTTCGTGCGGCTTTAACCGTTGGTATCAATATTTCATCTTCCACACCGAGCAATCTATCGACTGCGGGTTGCATTTCAGGGCTATTTCTGTATGCGATTATAAGTTTCTTTTCTTTGTCTGATGTTTCAAAAGGTAGTTTAACCGCATTGCAATTTTGCAAATCATTTATGCTAATTCCCAAACCTGCACAAATTTTAATCACACTATCAACAGCAGCTCCACCAATAGAGCCGTTAAGCATAGATCTAAGTGTGCTGTATGGTATTTCAATTTTTTCGGCAAAGGTTTTTACACTAAATCCTTTGTCACTTATTAACTGTTTTATGTAATCTTCTCTTGTCAAGTTAATCACCCTTTACTATTACTGATTGTAACACGCCGTTTACGAAAAATCAATACTAAAATGCGAAATTTCGTAAAAATATTTTTAAAAATCCGTTGACAAGTGCGAAATATCGTGTTATATTTAATATATAAACACGAAATATCGCATTTAGGAGGTGAAAAATCGTGTTTGACAAAATCGAAGTAATCATTTTTGAAAAGAAAATGAAAAAGAAAGAAGTTGCCGAGAAAATGGGAATTTCATACGGACAGTTCTGTGCAAAAATGCGTGGGGAATATCCATTTACGCTTGATGAAGCTCTCCGCTTAAAGTCGGTTTTACAAACTGATTTATCTATCGAAGATTTATTCGGTTCGGCGGCTTGATTTTTCTGAACACACAAAAACAGCTTAACGAAATGTTAAAAGCGGATATGCTTGAAGTTTATCGAAACCTCGGTGCTCTTACAAAGCGTATCGCAGAACTTGAAAACCTTATAAACAAGGAAACTACCACACTGAAAAAGAGGTGAGAAGATGGGATTTTTTAATAATTTATTCAACATAGAAAAAGCACCAACAGCCGCCAAGACTGTCAGTGCACCTTATGTTCCGCCTTATCCTTTAGAAAAAGATTTTTATACTTTTGATAAGGTAGAGTGGAGCGGAGCGTTACCACCTCATTCAATGACACTTTCTTTTGTACTTCCTTATTCCGATTGGTGCGAATTTGAAAAGTCAGACCTTTATCGAGATTTGGAGAATTATCTTCAGGAATTACAAAAACGAGGTAACCCGAATGAGAATGTAGGCACTCAAGATTGATAGGCAGATGTTCATTGTATGTCGGAACATACTCATCAACACCTTTTGCCTTGTGATGATAAGAATTAACTTCGTGGGTGTTGTAATCTTCGGTGTACTCTATGCCGTTCAGAACTAATTGAATATCGGTAACAGAAATAGGCAGTTGCGATTTATTGTTAAGTTTATAATGAATGAAAAGTCTTTTCTTTCCCTGCACGCCTAATTTGTATGCGTATTCAAGCATTGTGATTTCCAAATTCACTTTGTGCGAAACAAAATAGTTAATCAGGTTTATTAAAGATATTAAAAAGCCTGCAATGCCTAAAATACCACTAATTATTACCCACATATAATCAGCTCCTTTGCTCGATTATAACATTCGCAAAAGATATTTGCAACCCAACCAAAACTAAGGGGGTGAGATAAGGTGTTTATTCTTGAATGGTTAATGAAGCACCCGATTTTTACATCTATTGCAGTATCCCTGATATCATCAGTGTTATCAGCGTTATTAGTATGCTTGATAGTGTTGACACGATGACGGGTATTGCTACAGAGTTTATCAAAAACTCTTTAATCTTCGTTCTTTCGTGTTCTTTATAATTAAACAATTTATAACTCGGAACAAAATGAACCGTGTCTTCTATTGAAGTTTGAAATGAATCAAAGAAACCTAATTCATTCAATCTCTGACAGCAATAGTGTATTTCAATCTTGCTGAAATTTAGGTGTTTTTGTAAATCTGTTGTTTGAATAATTCTTTCGTCAGGATAATATTTTAAACAGCATTTTACAATCTTTCTGCATTTCTTATCAAGCATATGTACCACTCCTTTGTTTAATATTACCATACAAGGTCGTTTAAAACAATAACACATTGCTTTATTCACAGAAAACAGCGTAAGGAGGTGAAGAAAAGACGGAAGTAATAATAATTTTAGGACTGCTAATGCTTTGCACAGCTTTTGTTTCAGCAGTATTAGCAATAAAAATAGTAGCCGCCCATTTGTATAAAACAATAGACAGCTACCTTGATAAGCACGACGCTCAAATTATGGATCTGATTAAGTGGGCAAAGGAGAATGAAAATTGAACAAGTTTTTAATGTTTGTAGTGTTTATTCTCAACGCAATTAGCTTACTTCTGCTGATTATAGCAATGCTTATCAAAGCAGGAGTTATCCGTTAAGAAAGAAGTATTCAAAAAGTACAATTAGAATTACTGATAATAGGAAAACCGCAATCAACGGCATTGAATATTTAGTGATTCCTAATATTAAAACTTTTATGTTTCGTGTTTTGTATGTATACATCTTTTTATCTAACGGTCTTAAAGGAATTCCTAAAGCACAACAACAATCATCATATTCTTTGTCGACTAATTTTGAAATGCTTTGAAAGTTAATTTTATCTAATGGAAGAGAAAATACATAGCTGAGTTTTCCGCCTGCGATAAGTTTATTATCGGCAATAATATCTTCGCATTTTTCAACGGCTTGTTTAATTTCAGAAGTAATTTCCTTTTTGTACAAATGTTCTTCAAGCAGGTTGAATATGGGGAAAATCACTAATTCATATCGTTCTTTCAGATAGGTTTTGTTCTGTTCCTTTTTAAATAATATCCAAGACAGAACCAAAGTGCATAAGGTTGAAACTGCGGATATTATTAAAGTCAACCACGATAAAATATCATTCATATTTATGCCTCCTTTCATAGTTAATCATAACATTTAAGGTCGTGTAAAGCAATAAAATATCGAAAAGCAGGTGAGAAAATGGCAAAACTTAAACTTATTGACACAGTCGAAATCGTTTCAGACAAAATTACCAACGAAAAATAGGAGGTGTACATATGCCGAGAGAAAGACCTATCATCAATTGGGATGAAGTGCCGGTGATAATTGATGTGCCGTATGTGGCACGGTTGCTTGCACTCAATGTTGATTACACAACACGGCTTGCACAGAGGGGAGTTCTCCCTGCCCACAAAATCGGCAAACAATGGCGGTTCGATAAGGACGAACTCAGACAATACATAAAGGAGCATTGAAAATGGAATTAAGAAACAGACTTACCAAAAGAGCATTAAAGGACAAGCTCTTTTACAGTGAGCTGACACTCAAACACACAAGAAACAGCCTTGCAAGTACGCAGACCGACCTTGAAACGGCACACAGCAACCTTGAAAAAGCCAAGGCAAAACTTGACAAGGTGACAGCATTGTATGTTGCCGAAAGAGCCAAAAACGCAGAACTTGCCCGAAAGCTCAAATCGCTTGAAACAGATTCAGATACTGTCGGCTTTGAATGTGTGGGGGTTGAAAATGCCAACGACTACAAGGTTGTTTGATGAAAAGAACATTTTGCGGACCTTAGCAAAATGTTTATTAAATATAAAGGTGGGAAAATATTTTGAATTACACTGATTTTATATCCTCAAACGGATACATATGCACTGAATCTGAGTTTGAAATTGCTAAGGCACACGCTAAGAACAAGTTGGCGGTTATTATCAGCCGATTTGGTGATGCAAACGGTGAACGCCTTGAGGATTATTACCTTGAACAGCTTATCAGGGAAGAACTCAGAGCTGAAAGAGTATCAAAGGCGTTGTTTGAAATGCAACTTGCAGGCAAAGAGAAATCCCGCATTGCTTAGGAACAGCAACACGGGATTAAACAAAAAGAAATTTAAACAAGCTCATTATATCATATTGAATCGAAAAATCAATAGTTAGGAGATATTAAAATGTGCGAAGTATGCAGAAGCACTCCGTGTAATCCGATGTGCCCAAACGCACCGCAAGTACTGGTAATGGGGCATTGCAGAGCGTGCAACGCAGAACTCAGATATGATTATACATATTTCAGAGATACAAATGATGATATTTTCTGTTCTCGTGAATGTGCCGAACTTTTTCACGGCATTACCGAGGAAGAATGGTCAATAGATTAAGGAGGTAACATAAAATGACCAAAATTACAGAACCCGTTAATTTGCTTGAAACTGCTGATATGGAAGAAGTAAAAAATCTGTCAACAGTTAATGATGCAGAACCTGATTCAACCGATTTAATTCAGGTAGCTCAGATTCCTATCATCATCGAGAATCTCAAGCTGGTTAAATCTGAAATTGAGAAAAAGGTAAACACTGCCTGCGAAATGATATGTACAGACGAAAACTACAGGGAAATCAAGAAGTTGCGTTCATCGCTCAATAAGGAATTTGCGGAATTTGAAACTCGCCGAAAAGCGGTTAAATCGGAAATAATAACACCTTATGAGGCTTTTGAAACAGTTTACAAAGATTGCGTGTCATTGCCTTATAAGAAAGCTGATTCCGCCCTTAAAGGTAAGGTTGACGCCATTGAGCAGGGTCTTAAACAGGAAAAGTACGAAAAATCAAAAAGCTATTTTGATGAGTATTCAAAATCACTCGGTATTGATTTTGTGGCATATGAGCAGGTTAGTTTAAACATTACTATGAGCGTATCTCTCAAAAAGCTTAAAGAAACTATAAAATCTAACCTTGACAAGATTATGGATGACTTAAAGCTTATCGCAACGCAGGAACACAAAGACGAAATCCTTTACGAATACAAGCAGTCTTTGAATGTATCAGGTGCTATTACAGCGGTAACAAACAGATACAAGACTATTGAAGCAGAAAAAGCCAGAGCAGAAGCAGAAAAAGCAGAGCGTGAAAAGACTGAACAGGTCATGAAAGATACTATTGCCGAATATGAACCGTTTGTTGCAAATGTGCCTGAAGAAGTTGCTCCTCCGGTTGAAGAAATATCAGAACAGCCACAGCAAGATGAAAAAGTTCTGTCATTGTCTTTCAAAGTATACGGAACAAAATCTCAGCTTAAAGATTTTGCTCTTACGGTAAAACAGTTAATCAGCGAAAGGGGATTAAGATATGAGTAATTATAACATTCAGAATCAGATTCAGCAGAGAAAACCAAAATTTTCAGCCATGCTCCAGACAGTGGCTTTTCAGAAAAGCCTTTCAAATTCAATGAAAGACCCGAAGGAAATCCAAAAGTTCACGGCGGCTATTACCTCAGTAGTGAGTACCAATCCGGCACTCGAAGAATGTGATGCAGGAACAATTCTTTCAGCGGCACTTTGCGGACATTCGCTCGGCTTGCCACCATCACCACAGCTTGGACAGTATTACATGGTTCCGTTTAAGGACCGTAAGAACAATCGTACAACAGCAACATTCGTTCTTGGTTATCGTGGCTATATTCAGCTTGCTATCCGTTCAGGACAGTATAAAAGACTTAATGTGGTGGAAATCAAAGAGGGAGAACTTCTTAATTGGGATCCGCTCACAGAAGAAATTACAATCAAAATGATTGAAGATGAAACAGAGCGTGAAACAGCTGAAACAATCGGATATTATGCTTATTTTCGCTATGTAAATGGCTTTGAAAAGGCTCTTTACTGGAGTAAGGATAAGATGAAACAGCACGCTATGAAGTATTCAGCTGGATATGCAAGCGATGTCAATAAGGGTACAAGCTATACATTTTGGGCAAAGGATTTTGATGCGATGGCTAAGAAAACAATGCTCAGACAGCTTATCAGCAAATGGGGCGTTATGAGTGTTGAAATGCAGACAGCGTATGAAGCTGACAATCATATAATCAATGCCGACGGTACTCCCGATTATGAAACGAATACAATGATTGACGCAGATGTACCGTCAGATGCCCCATTACCGGAATCATCTGAACAGCAGATTGATTCCGATGAAGCATTCTCAATCGATGATCTTGCAGAGTGAGATGATTGATGTTGAGATAATAAGTACAGGCTCTAAGGGCAACGCAGTTCTTCTTGACGGTCAGGTCTTGATTGACTGCGGAGTGCCGTTCAGCAAACTTGTTGAGTGTGAAGTGGTTGACCGAGTTAAATATGTTTTTTTAACTCATCAACACGGAGACCATTGTAATGTTGCTACTCTAAAGCGACTGCTGTCCGAACACCCTTGTATTCGGATAATTTACCCCAATTATCTTTGCAAAAAGCTTTTTTTATTAGGTGATACCTCCTTTCAATACAATTCTTTCATAGTCGCTCAGGATAAATGGTACTCAATCAGCAATATTACTTTTTCAGCAGTACCACTTCGGCATGATGTTCCTAATATCGGCTGGATGTTACACTTCAACACTCAACAGGGGATATATAAAGTTATATACGCAACTGATACATCGGAAATCGCTCATATAACAGCTAAGAACTACGATTTGTATCTTGTAGAAGCTAACTACTCAAAAACAGAATTACTTAATCGAATAAAAGATAAACGATTGAAAGGTCAATATGTGTACGAAGATAGAGTTCTTCGTACACATTTGAGCAAAGAAAAGTGCGATGAATGGTTGTATCAAAATATGGGTAATAACAGTTTCTTCGTTTATATGCACCAACACGAGGACTTAGTATGATTACATCAGCGAACATAGTATCTTATGACGGATATAACTTAATAGTAAGACCGCATGAGCGTATCGGCAGAGAACTTGCACAGAAACAAGTACATGAAATTGAACTCAGAATTGTTGACGGACGCACGATTTCTGCCGAACAGCGAAGAAAAATATACGCAATCATCAGAGATATAGCATTTTGGTGCGGAGATAATCCCGAATGGATTAAAGAATATTTCAAGTTTAATTTTTGCGGTGAATTTGGCATTGAATACTTTTCGCTGTCTGATTGCGAAAAAAGCGTAGCAAGAGATTTCATAAGCTATCTGATAGATTTTTGTTTCTACCAAAATATCGGAACAAGAGATACTCTGCTTAATGTTACAGATGATATAGGCAGATACTTGTACAGTTGTCTTGAAAATCGTAAGTGTGCAATATGCAATGCACCAGGTGAAGTTCATCATGTTGACAGAATTGGTATGGGGCGAGATAGGGAACAGATTGTACATATAGGATTAAAAGCTATATGCCTTTGCAGAAAGCACCACGATGAAGCACATCGGCACGAAAAAGAGCTGTTTGATAAGTACAAAATCTACGGTATAGAGCTTGATGAATATCTTTGTACAAAGCTGAAACTTAATACAAAAAGAAAGAGGTGATACAGTGAATGGCTGGACAACCAAAGCGAGGGCTTGACTTTGCGGCTTGGGATGTTCACTTGTTCGATGATGATGAGAGATTTGATGTGCTTATTGATGCACAGGGTTGGGACGGCTTTGGAGTATTTTTTTGGATTTGTACCAAAGCTTATGCAACAAATGGTTACTATTATGAGTGGCGAGAAGAAACCAGTGCTGCCACGATAGCGAAACGAATGAGCGGTGGAATTAAATCAGATACGGTAAATCAGGTAGTTAAGCTTTGCTTACGAATTGGGCTGTTTGATAACGGGCTGTTTGATAGGGAGAGCATACTGACCAACAAAATGATGCAAGAACGATATATGTACGCTATCGAAAAACGCTCCGTGCGAGGTCGCACAATAAATAGATTATATTGGCTTTTGAAAACGGAAGAAACAAAGGCTTATATAGTTATACCTGAAAATGAGCATAATCTCTCCGAGAATGAGCATAATCTCTCCGAGAATGACACAAAGAAAAGTAAAGTAAAGAAAAGTAAAGTAAATATAAATAATAACTGTGCGATGCCGTCTGCAAATGCAGCCGACACCGCCGGTGAAAATATTTTTATTACATTACCCTTGAACGATAAGAGTAATTATTCAGTTTCAAAATCTGATGTTCAGCACTACAAAATTTTGTATCCTGCTGTTGATGTAGAACAACAATTGCGTTCGATGTTGGGGTGGCTCGAAGCTAATCCGAGCAGGAGAAAAACAAGAACCGGCATTAAAGGGTTCATTACTAAATGGCTTAATAAGGTCCAAGACAGAGGAGGTGTAGGATATGGATTCAATCCAAGCGATAATGTCAAGAATAATGTCACCACAGCGAGCGGAGGAAATTATCCAACGGGCGAGAAAGTCTTCTAAAGAACTCACTCCGAGAGAAAGAGCCGAACAAGAAGCAAAAGTGTTTAACTCAACACCCGGTAAGCTCATTGGCTATGAGTGCGAGAAATGTATGAACCGAGGCTATATTTACCGTGTAAAGGCAGGCGAAACGCCTTTCGGGCAGGTTACATATGATGTGGTTGCTTGCAAATGTGATTGTATGAAAATTCGAGATGAACTTCACAGAATGCAGAACAGCGGTCTTCAAAAACTTCTTAAACGATATACTTTTGAAAGTTACAAGACAACCTCAGATTGGCAGAAATATGTGAAAGATAAAGCATATGAGTACATTGACAAATGCTCTGATTGGTTCTTCTTCGGCGGTCAGCCCGGTTGTGGAAAGACACATATATGTACGGCTATTGTCGGAGCATTACTCAAAAAAGGCAAAGCACCTAAATATATGCTTTGGCAGGATGATATTACCAAAATCAAGCAGGCATCAAGTAATTTAGAGGTGTATGAAGCTCTCATAAATTCATATAAGCAAGCGGAAATTCTTTACATTGATGATTTCTTTAAAACTCGCAGGGGCGATTTCGTGTCAACGGCTGATGTTAATGCAACTTTCAAAATTATCAATTTCAGATATAACGAAGAATTACCCACTATTATTTCATCAGAGCTATCGCTTGAACAGATTACTCAAATTGATGAGGCTCTTGGTAGCAGAATATCAGAAATGGCTGATCCGAAAATTTTTATTAAACCTGATAAAAATAAGAATTACCGTTTTGCGAAAGGACAGATAACAGATGAATAAACACGGTTGGTACGATGAATTATGGAATCCAATTACCGGAACACCGAAGTCTGAAATAAGAACAGGAATTAAAAATCATTGTTGCCGTTTTTCAGGTGATGTCCGATATAATTTATCAATGGCTGATAAGTACATTAAGCACTCACAGGATTATTACATTCTCGAAAAGCCATTCAAATCTTATAGTTCTGATAAAAATTTTATTGTTGCTCCGTTTGGAACTTATCCAACATTGCACAAATACCGTTATAACACACCTTCAAAAAAATATTTGACAGGCAGAACATTGTTTGTCAATCCTTTCGCAGACACATTTCTTATGCCTACAGAGTGGATTCAAGATGTATTTATAATATGTAATGAGAACCCACAACATAATTTCGTATTTTTTGTAGATAACCCATCAGATTTTAGTGCATTTATTTGCGAACATAAAAACCTGACCGCAGACAATATGTGGTTCGGATACTTTTTTAATGAAGATACAAAAAATGCAATTAAGAATAATTTTATACAGATTGAATCAGGTCACATATTCTTGAATACATACAGCCTTACAGATTCATTTCTTGATTTTTTAAAGAAATACCCTGAATATGTAAAAAGATTAGATTGGATATTAGTTGATTATCAGATGAAACAATCAAATTTATCTAATCAGTTAAATAAAATTGTTGCTGATGCGAAATTGCCGGTTTATTTCGATAATAATAGGTCAGATTTGCCGCACGACCTCCCAAAAGAGTTATCAACCCATACGGTTTCGACGGCAAAGAAAAGCTTGCAGTGGGCGAAATGTGCCAATTGTGGGGCTGAAAGCCCTAAGAACAAGATGTTTCGTATTGGTGTAACTCAAGGTAGAAACTGTACTTCAAATATTCTTGGATTTTTGTGTGGGGAATGTTATGACGAATTTAAAAAACAATTTTAAATCAGAAGCAATGGAGCAATGTGAACTTATTAAGTGGGCTGACAGCTGTGTGAAAACAAACATACACCCTGAACTTGCAATGCTGTATGCTGTTCCTAATGGCGGAAGGAGAGATAAAGCTGAAGCCGCACATCTCAAAATGCAGGGGGTAAAAGCCGGTGTCCCAGACTTGTGTTTGGCTGTACCAAAAGGCAAATATCACGGATTATACATTGAACTTAAGGTAGGAAAAAATAAAACATCTGAACATCAAGACAGGTGGTTGCAAAATCTCTCTCGGTGTGGTTATGCTGTCAAAGTATGTTATGGCAGCAGGTCAGCAAAACAAGCAATTGAAAAATATCTGAAATTGGGTGATTGCTGCTAATGAAATTGCAAATGTGTTGCAAGTGTAAACACGAATATCATCCGTGTAGCATACGGAAATGCCCGTACTCTGAAAAAGGTTTGTACATCTGCGTTTACTGCTGTAAGCACTGTAGGTTTTGCAAGCCCGTAAGTACAGGCTTTGTCTGTGAATTTGAAAGGAGAGAAAGCGTTGAAAGCAAGAATACCAGTTAAGCTAAAAAAAGAGGCTATGGCGGAGATTAACCGCCTTGCCGACAGGGAATATCAGAAAGTCAAGGACAAGGAAATTGCGGACGCCACAAGGCGAATTTTTAAGACGATTGTATTTGCCTTGCATAAGGATTTCGGCTTTGGTCGTGATAGATGTGCAAAGGCACTAAAGTCTATGACCGAGATAGTCGAACACTCAGACACTGACGAAGTGTTTTGGGAGCATATCGACAGGGTTGTTATCGACAGGCTGAAACTTGAATTTGACAAACGGGACTATACCGACAACGGACAAGTTGTTAATTTTGAAGGAGATGAAGAAAATGATTGATTGTACGAAAACCGAAAATTATTTCGCTGAAAAACGAAGAATGACGAAAAGAGCAAAGAATGGGCTATGTAAACTTGGCTGCTCTAACTGTCCTTTATGTAGCATAAATAACAATAAAGGGCAATCATGTACAGCTTTTGAAATGCTCTATCCCGAAAAGGCAATCGAAATCGTTCAGAGGTGGAGCAACGAGCATCCGCAAAAGACATTTCTTACGGAGTTCTTGAAGAATTATCCGAACGCTCCGCTTGACGATGACGGAACACCTAAAGGTGAATGTCCACGTGCTGCGTTAGGACTGATGAACATAGATGATTGTGATGATAACTGTATTAAATGTTGGAATCAGCCTATTGAGGGCGGTGAAGAGTAATGGACTTAGAAAAGATTGCTATAATGCGACTTCGTGACGGAGCAGAAATAAGTAAACGCTACTATGATAAGCCGCTTATGCTTTGTTATTCAGGAGGTAAAGACAGCGACATTATTTTAGATTTAGCCCTTAAATCAGGCATAGACTTTGAGGTTCAACATAGTCACACAACGGCTGATGCTCCCGAAACAGTTTACCACATACGCAATAAATTTAAGGAATTGGAATCTAAAGACATAAAATGCAACATTGATATGCCAAGTTACAAGGGAAAGCCGACATCTATGTGGTCACTGATAGTACAAAAAGGTATTCCACCCACAAGGTTAGTAAGATATTGTTGCGCAATTCTGAAAGAAACAGGCGGTAAGAATCGTGCTATTGCCACAGGAGTGCGAAGAGCCGAAAGCACGAAGAGACAGTCGAAGGGAGTAATCGAAACTTATAATTCTAATTCATCGAATAGAATCGTCCTTAACAATGACAATGACGATAAGAGGCAGATAGTTGAGCATTGTCAGTTACAAGGAAAGATAATTTTCAACCCTATTTGTGATTGGTCGGATAGTGATGTTTGGGAGTACATCAACCAAGAACACATTAATCTTAATCCGTTATACAGTTGTGGATTTAACCGTGTTGGGTGCATTGGCTGTCCGATGGCAAGTAAGAAGAAATTTGCGGAGTTTGCACGATATCCCAAGTACCGAAATATGTACATACGAGCATTCGACAAGATGCTTGAAGTGAGAAAGCAAAGAGGCAAAGCTACACAACATGCTAATGGACTTGAGGTTTATCACTGGTGGATGCAGGATGGTGTTTTGCCTGGGCAATTAAGTTTTGACGGAGAGGATTGGTGAAGAGCGATGATTGAAAAAGAATTAAAAATCCGTGATATTTGCGGTGACTATGCGTTGGATATACCGTTCGCAGACGGTAGTGTAAACACGATATACTTTAATTCAAAACGAAATGCCGAAACAGTTAAGCATATTATCGAAGTTGACGGAAGTAAACCCAACGAAGCAACCGTGTGTGATATGCAAGAGATTAAGCACGGAAAATGGATATTTGAAAAAGATATTTGCGGATGTACTTGGTTTATTTGCCAAAACTGCCATAAACATATCATTATGACAAAGCATAGATTGTATCCATATTGTCCGTTTTGTGGTGTGAAAATGGATAAGGAGTGAAAGCAATGACAAGAAATGAACTTGAAAGGTATTTAGGCAAATGTGTGACAATTACTCTTTTGGATAACACTGTAATTGAGGGCGCTTTACATAAGACGGGTGAAAAAGCCTTTGAAAACAACCCTAATTTATCAATACCAGTTAATTTTTATTTTTGCACTGATGTAAATAATAAAGTGGTTAAAAATACTGCATTCAGAGTATCGCACATCCAGAGAATCAGTTGCTATGAAAAGTTAAGAATGACAAACTTTGAAAAAATCAAACAGATGAGCGTTGAGAATATGGCGGAAATGTTGCTTGATGAAAGTGAAAAACATTTTACATACTGCAACCATTGTTCACATCAAAGTTTTTATGCACCGCATTGTACATCTAGCAACCTTCGAATAGATTGCATACATGCAGTCAAAAAATGGCTTGAAAGTGAGGTGGATATGGATTGACAGCAAGAGAGATTAAGGACATCAACCGAGAGATTTCACGGCTCAGGGCGAAAATGGCACGGATTCAGGCTGAGGCGGACAACACGGCGGTGACGCTGGGTGAACGAATTGTTCCGTCAGGTCAGACATCCGACAGAGTGGGCAATGCGGTGGTGCAGATTGCCGATATTCAGCGTGATATTCAGAACCTTGAAATCCGCAGGAACTCGGCTCTGAACAGCCTCTCACGGGATGATTTTGTGGAAAACTGCCTGTTTATGCACCTCGGCTTAAAATACAGCTGGGCGAAGATTGCAGTCGATACAGGCGGAATCAATACCCCCGACAACATAAGAAAAATGTGCAACCGCCACCATTGGTAAATTTGTCCGTTTTTCCGTTTTAGGTGCGGTATAATGTAAACTGAAGAAAGCAACAAAACGACATAGGCATTTATGTCCTCCTAAAATAAATCGCACAGACCGCTCTCGTTTGAGGGCGGTTTTGTGTTGTGAGGTGAAATTGATGTATAAAGACAAATGCGGTACAGGTTACGAAAATAGCACAAGAGCGATTTTTCAGGGTGCAGGAGAATATGACATCCCGATTATTGAGCCTACAAAAATTACAGAAAACAACTTTATCGGATTTAATGAAGTTTTGAGCAGTAAGCAGAACAACTGCGGTGTGCATTTCTTTTTGGACGATTACCAGTTCCAAAGATTATGGAATACACCCGACAGGTATATTGAGAGTCTACAAAAATTCAGTTGTGTATTATCGCCTGATTTCAGTCTTTACACTGATTATCCGACAGCGTTGCAGATTTATAACCACTATTGCAAGCATTGGATAGGTGCATATTTACAACTCTACGGCATTGAGGTAATACCTACAATTTGTTGGAGCGACGAAAAAAGTTTTGAATGGTGTTTTGACGGCGAGCCTTTGGGTGGTACGGTTGCCGTATCAAGTGTTGGAACGCAGAACCGTACGGAATCAAAAGAACTGTTTTTGAAAGGTTACAAAGAAATGATTGAACGCTTACAGCCTGAAACAATTATCTTCTACGGCAGAGTCCCCGAAGAATGTATGGGAAACATCATCAACATCAAATCGTTTCAGGAAAAATTCAGGAGGTCAAAATAATGGGCGGAAGAGGCTCTTCAAGCGGTATAAGTGATAAGGGAAAGAAGTACGGTACAGAATATCACACAGTTGCTCAATTTGGTGAAATAAAAGTAATTCGTATGAATGGTAATACTTCGATAAAAGCTCCTATGGAAACTATGACAAAAAATAGAGTGTATGCTACTCTTGACAAACAGAGCAACATCAAAAGTGTTACTTTTTATGACAACTACGGCGAAAGAATAAAACAAATTGACGTTAAAGGTAGACCTCATAATGGAATGATGCCACATACCCATTTGGGTTATGAACATAATGAAATTGGAGATCGTCAATTGACTGATAAAGAACAGAAATATGTAAGTGTATTATTGAATAAATGGGAAAGAAAAAGAAAACACTTGAATATTTAGAAATTTATTGATATAATATTATAAACGCAGGGGATAGTTTAAATAGGAAAACAGTTTTTACAGATTCCGGTGCAACTCCGGAAACCTGTGTTTAAAGACAGTACAGAAATGTGCTGTCTTTTCTTTTGCTTATTTTTAGAAAGGGCGGTGATACCGTGAAAGACAAATTAAATGCAAGGCAGAGGAAGTTTGCGGAATATTATGCGCAGAGCGGTAACACCGTTCAGAGTGCGATACAGGCAGGATATTCAGAAAATTACGCAAACGCAAGAGCGTATGAATTGTTGGATAATGTTGGAGTTTCAAAATACATCAAGGAGCTTTCCGATAAGCTCAAAGATGAGCGCATTATGAGTGCAAAGGACAGACAGGTTGCTTTGTCCGATATTGCCCGAAGTGCTGAGCAGGACACCTCCGACAGAATCAGGGCGATTGACACGCTCAACAAGATGACGGGCGAATACACCGTTAAGGTTGACGCAAAGGTTGAGCAGTCCGAAAAGCTATCCGATGTGTTCAGACAGTTGGGTGGTGAGGGACTGAGTGAGTAACAAATTCCCGTTGTCACAAAAGTATATCGACTTTATCAACACAACAAATGTGTCGGCTGAATTTCTTGAAGGAACTACAGCGTCCGGCAAAACTACCGTCGGAGCAGGCGTAAAGTTTATGCGAATGGTGTCGCAGTCGCCGAAGAAGCTTCACGCAATTGCCGCCAAAACTACGGGCAAGGCTGAGGAAACTATAATTCAACAGGACAACGGTATTCTCGACTTGCACCGCAACGCTGTCTATTGTGGTAACGGCGACAAGGATTACAAGCTGCCACATATCAAGTTTGAGGACAAAATTATCTATATTCTCGGTTACAGCAGTCGGGATAAGTGGGAAATGGTTCTCGGTGCGCAGTTTGGGTGCGTTTATATTGACGAAATCAACACCGCCGATATCGAGTTTATCCGAGAGATGTCAACCCGTAATGACTATATGCTTGCAACGCTGAATCCCGATGATCCGAGCCTGCCTGTGTATAAGGAGTTTGTCAACCGCTCCCGCCCTTTTAAAAAATATGAAAACGATGTTCCTCCCGAGATTACGGCGGAGCTTACCGAAGAACCTGTACCGAATTGGCGGTATTGGTTCTTTTCTTTTGCCGACAATTTAAGTCTTACACCCGAACAGATTGAAAAGAAAAAGAACTCTGCACCGAAAGGTACAAAGCTCTATAAAAATAAAATCTTAGGTTTGCGAGGCAGAGCAACAGGGCTTGTGTTCCCGAATTTTGAGAGGACAAGACACATCAAATCAAAAGAGTGGGCAGGAAAGTTTTTGAACTGTAACCGCAAGTCGGAACACTTTGTTCAGTTCACCGCAGGTCTTGATACCGCCTATTCGCAGAAGTCGCCTGACACTATCGCAATGACATTTTACGGCATTACCAATCACGGCAAGTGTGTTCAGCTTGATGAAAGAGTTTATAACAACGCTGAAATGCAAACACCTATTGCCCCGAGTGACACGGTGAAGAATTTTATTGATTTTCTTGACCGCAACCGTGATGAATGGGGCTTTGTACGCACGGCTTTTATTGACAGCGCCGACCAAGCGACTATTACCGAATTTCAAAAGTATAAGCGACAGCACGGCTGTGTCTATGACTTTGCAAATGCATGGAAGAAAACGAAGATTATCGACCGAATCAATCTTGTACTCGGCTGGCTTGCCACCGACTGTTATTTTGTGCTTGAACATTGTAAAAACACGATTGCCGAGTTTGAAATTTACAGCTGGCGAGAGGATAAAGACAACACACCTGAGGACGGTCACGACCATTGCATTAACAGCGGTCAATATGCGTGGCTGCCGTTTAAAAATATTATTGGAAGTGAAATAAATGGGGCTGATTAACAGAATGGCTGAATCTATCAGATCTGGAATTAAAAACTTTTTGCAGATTACTCCTGCAAGCGACAAAACAATTACCGTCACCGAAACAAGCAATCATCTGACCGAGTGCTTTATCAATCGCATTTGGTATTGGGGCAACAGCAGACAGCTTGCGGAGCTGTACAGGCAGATTGATACAAACAAAACTATGTTTTGGGCGGCAAAAAGCACAAAGGGGCTTGAAATCCGTAAAATACACACGGGTTTGCCGGCACTCATCTGCGAAACGCTTGTGAATATCGTAATTGCCGACTACAACGGCACAGATGTTACAAGTAAAAATTCAACCGCTTATGCAGAGCGTTGGGAAGACATTGAAAAGCAGAACAAGCTATCCGACACGGTTAAGCAAATGCTCCGTGACCTATGTGTTGTTGGTGACGGTGCTTTTAAGGTCAGCTTTGACACGGCTGTATCAGATGTTCCGATTGTTGAATGGTATCCTGCCGAAAACATCGACTTTACATATGTGCGAGGCAGAATCCGAGAGGTTAAGTTTTACACCGATTACACGCAAAAACACCGCCGTTACCGTTTTGAAGAAACATACGGTTACGGCTATATTCACTATGCTTTGTACGATGACAACGGCAAAGAGATTGACCTGCACACGGTTGACGCTCTTTCGTGGATTGATTCAAAGGGCGTTACATTTGACGAATCATATATGTGGGCTGTACCTGTCCTTTACGGCAAATCGTGCCACAAGGGCAGAGGTGCGGGCATTATCGGCATAAAAACAGACGCTTTCGACAGCCTTGATGAAGTGTGGTCACAGTGGATGGACGCACTCAGAGCCTGCCGAACAAAGCAGTATGTGCCTGATTGCCTTGTTCCGAGAAATCCCGAAACCTGTCAGCCGATATCGCCAAATCCGTTTGACAACCGATTTATCACCGTGGGCAACGATATGTCTGAAAACGGCAACGGCAACAGGATTTACACCGAAAGTCCGCAGATTCAGCACGAAAGCTATTTGAGTTCATACATTACTGCCCTCGACCTTTGTTTGCAGGGCATTATATCGCCGTCAACTCTCGGCATTGATACGAAGAAGCTTGATAATGCAGACGCTCAGCGTGAAAAGGAAAAGACAACCCTTTACACAAGGCAGAATCTTGTCAAAATCACGCAGAACGCACTTCAAAGCCTTGTTGCAGTTGTACTCAATGCAGACGGTGAACTTAACGGCAATGGTATTGTTGAGGGCTTGGAAGTATCCGTAAACTTCGGCGAATATGCAAATCCGAGCTTTGAAAGTCAGGTTGAAACCGTGTCAAAAGCAAGACAGGGCGGTTTGATGTCAGTTGAAACCTCGGTTGACGAACTTTACGGCGACAGCAAGTCGGAGGATTGGAAAGCCGAAGAGGTGCAGAGAATTAAAGAAGAACAGGGCATTGCAGGCGAAGAAGAAAAATCGGAGCTTGACGATGTGGACCTTACCGACACGGGCAATGAACCCGATAAACCCGAAGATATCGCAAATCAGGACGATGACAGCAAATGAGTAAGCAATGAGTGATTACAACATTAAAGAGGCTTTTGAGAGAATTGAAAACGAGCTTATCGACAGCATGATGCGCAATTTCAGTCGTCACAGAGCCGAAGAAACCAAAGAGGGTTACAACTGGACACAATGGCAAGCTGAACAGCTCAAAAGTCTTGAAGAGTACCGTAAGCACAACGCAAAGAAATTCGGTAAGCGTTTCAAAACCATTAACAGCAAGGTTGAAGAGATGATTCGCACCGCCAAAGCTGACGGAAATGCAAGTCAGGAGGCAGAAATTCTTGAAGCTGTCAAGGACGGTTTCAAAGCCCCGAAAAAGCCGTCAGCACACAGCACAGCCGAGTTTTTTAAGGTGAATGACCGTAAACTTGACGCACTCATAAAATCGACCACAGACGATTTAAAGAGGGCAGAAACGGCAGTTTTGCGTATGAGCAACGACAAGTACCGCAAGGCGATTTTTAACGCACAGGTTGCAATGAACACGGGTGCGGTTACATACGAAAAAGCCGTTGATATGGCTTGTAAAGATATGCTCAACGCAGGTCTAAATTGTGTGGAATACAAGAACGGTGCAAGGCACACGCTCTCGGATTATGCGGACATGGCGGTTAAAACAGCCAACAAAAGAGCCTATCTGCGTGGTGAGGGCGAAAAGCGAGCCGAATGGGGAGTATCCCTCGTTGTTGTGAACTCAAGACAGGGCGGCTGCCCCGATTGTGCAAAATATATCGGCAAGGTGTTTATTGACGATGTTTATTCAAACGGCAAAAAGTCAGACGGAAACTATCCGCTTCTCTCAACCGCAATCAAGAACGGTTTGTTTCATCCGAGATGTAAGGACAGCACAAGTACATATTATCCCGAACTTGATGATTTGGACGCACCGTTGTCTGAAGATGAAATCAAAGAGCTTGACCGTCGGCGAGGAATTGAGGAAAAACAGCAGTATGCACAGCGACAGGCAGAACGCTTTGACCGCCGTGCCGAATACAGCCTTGATGAGGACAATAAACGAATAGCCCAAACCCGAGCCGATGAGTGGCACGATAGGGCGAATACGCTTGAAGAAAAGGCGAAAAAAGCAGGGAATAGTTTGCATGAATCTGTTGCAAAATCGAGTAAAAGTGGTATAATAAAAGAGAAAAGTAAAAAGCCTATTACTCCGATAACCGATAAAGCTATCAGTCGTATTCCTAAAGTTGATATTGAAGGTTATACAGAAGAGCAGTGTTTGAAAATTCAAAAACAACACAAGGAGCTTTTGAAATTTTCAAAAGAACAAAATGAAAATAAAGAAGTTGCCTTCGTGTTAAAAAATGATGTGTCCAAAATGATTACAGAGCCTATTAAAGGAACTGATGAAAAAATAGATTTTGGATCAGCACTTCAAGGCAAAGATTTATTTGTTATGCACAATCACCCGAGAAACAGCAGTTATTCTTTAAATGATATTATCGAATTTATTAAGAATGATAGTATAAAAACATTTACTATTGTGAAAAACGATGGCAACATTGAAGTATTAACAAAGTTGAAAGGATACGACAGACTATCACTTTTAACAGAGTTACAACGAATGGGAAAAAAGAGGATAAAAACAGGTTCTGATAGTGAATACAGAAAGGTTATTGATAAATTTTTAAGTAAACATCAAGAAGGAGGTTTATTTGAATGGAAGAAATAAACAAATCTGTTTTAGATGGTTCTAACGAAGAAGCTTCAAAACGTCTTGACGAAATAATTAAAGAACTTGAAAAACAAAGAAACAAAAGCTAACCGCTCCGTAAAAAGGGCGGTTTTGTTGTTTAACTTGCCGAGAATATGTTCAGAGCAAGAAAAACGGCTTGTTTACGGCATTATTTAACTTGCCTGCAACTTGCCAAAGCAAAACTTAATACATCAAATCAGCACTTTGAGAAATCAGAGTGCTTTTTTATTATTAATCAAAGAAAGGTTTGATACTATGAGAAAAAGAATTTTAGCAATTGTACTTATGGTAGTTATGATTGCAACAATCGTACTGGTTACTGTGGGCTGTACCGAGGCAACGCAGGTATCGTACAATGTTTCGCAGGAAGCAGACAATTTCAATGTGATACGCAGGCTTACGGTTATTAACACAAGAACCGATAAGCCGTCATTTGAACTTGTTGCCGCTTTTTCATTACAGGTCGATAATGACGATAACCAAATTGAGGTTGTCTGCGAAACGGGCAAGGGTGAATACAAAAAGCATATCATAGGTCTTAATGATGAAACTATGTATGTTGTAGAGGACATAAGCGGTGCAGAAGTGGACAAATACCGTTATGAAATTAACTTCCTGCCTAAACAGATTTTACCGATTACATTTAAGAGTAAAGATTAACAGTTAAACCCGTCGATTTCGACCAGTTTAGAAAGGTGGTGACAGAATGAAAATCAGAGTAACAACATCATTTAATGATAAACAGAACGGCTATGTAACCCGACCTGTGAATGAAGTTTTTGAATGCTCCGAGCAGAGAGCAAAGGAACTCATTGACGGCGGTTTTGCAGAAGAGGTCAAGTCTGACACTCCCAAAAAGCCGAGAACCAAAGCAGAAAAAAACAGTTAAAACAGAAAAAGCAGATTAAGCACTTTACGAATATGTAAGGTGCTTTTTTATTGTCCGAAGACATTAAACTACGGGAGACACCGTGCAAAACTGAAACAGAGAGACACTCTATAAACTGATTACGGGAGACACCCGAAAAACTGAAAGGATATGAAAAAATGGCAGAACCAAATCCAACACCAACCCCCAATGAACCGACACCTGCACCGCAGGGAACACCGCAGGGAAACGCTCCTGTCTTTGATTACGACAAGCTCGCAAGCCTTATTACAGGCAAACAAAGCGTGACAGAGGACACCGTGTTGAAGTCTTATTTTAAGGAGCAGGGATTGTCAGCCGATGAGATGAAAGAGGCTATCGGTGCTTTTAAAAAGCAGAAAGCCGAGAACACTCCCGACTTAGCAAAAATGCAGTCGGAAGTTGAATCGGCAAACAACGCAAAGCTTATGGCAGAAGTCAACCAGTCGGCAACCCTCGAAGCCGTAAAACAGGGCGTTGACATTGCAACCGTTCCGTATGTGCTTAAAATTGCAGACTTTTCAAAGGCTGTGACAGACGGCAAGGTCAATGCGGAAAAGCTGACAGAGGCTGTTAAAAAGGTGCTTGACGATATCCCCGCACTCAAGGGCGAACCAGCCGAGAACGGCACAGGAGTTAAGAAAATCGGCGGTGACGGCAACGGTACATCGGATGGTACAAAACCAAAGGCAAATGTTCCTACCAAAAAATGGAACAGATTTAATATTTAACCAAAGAAAGGATTGAAAAAATCATGGCAAACACAAATAACTATGCCGAGCAGTTCAGCCCTGATCTGCTCGAAATTCTTGTTCAGGGCACACTTACATCACCATTCATCACTTCAAATGTAAAGTGGGTTGGCGCAAGAACTTTCCACTTCACACAGATGAGCACATCAGGCTTTAAGAACCACAATCGCAACGGCGGTTGGAACAAAGGCAAATATATTCAGACAGATGTTCCGTTCACCTGCGAACACGACCGTGATATTGAGTTTCTCGTTGACAAGGCAGATGTTGATGAAACAAATTCGACTGCAAGCGTTGAGAACATTTCAAAGACATTTGAACAGACACAGGTTGCTCCCGAAACAGACGCACTTTTCTTCTCAAAGGTTGCAGCAAAGGCTCAGGCAACAGACGGATATCATTCTTCAACAAAGACATCGGAGTGGACTAAGGAGAACGCTTATTCAAAGCTCAAAACAATTCTCTCTGCCGGCAAGCTCCGCAGATACAAGGCAAGAGGCACACTTGTTGCCTATGTGACATCTCACATTATGGACTGCCTTGAACAGTCAACAGAGTTCACTCGTAAGATTGAGCTTACACAGATTGCAGAGGGCGGTATCGGCATTGAAACAAGAGTGACCGAGATTGACGGTTGCCCTATCATCGAGGTTATTGACGATGAGCGTTTCTACGATAACTTCAACTTTAACCCCGATGACGGCGGTTTTGAGCCTGCAACAGGCGCTCACAAAATCAATGTTCTTGTTGCTTGCGGTGAAACCTGCAAGACTGTTCCGAAGATTTCAAGCATTTACTTCTTTGCTCCCGGCTCACACACAGAGGGTGACGGCTGGCTCTATCAGAACCGTTCGCTTTCCGACACATTCGTATTCCCAAACGGCAAGGACGGCGAAATTGACAGCATTTATGCCGATGTTGACACAACGGCGGTTGCGTAATGTATGCCGATTACATTGAACATCAGGGTGGAGATGAAAACAGTATTATCTCTGCCGAACACATTGATGTTCTGACTTTTAACCGCATTGATTTTGAAAAACTTTCGGAAATGCAGAAGAGAATCATCGGCAGAGTGCATAGCAGACTTACTGCTTTTGAAGAAGAAAATGCCGATATGATTTCTTCCTATCTGAAAAGCTATTCAATCAACGGCACATCAATGGAATTTGGCGCAAGCTGGAATTTAATGTGTATCAGCGGAGTGGCAATTCCTGCCGACCTCTATGCGTTGCTAAAATCAACGGGACTTTGTTATCCTGCAATCTGAAAGGTGCGTGAAAACCGTGAAATTTCCGTCACTTGTAAAAAAGCAGTTTTGCAAAACTCCTGTCGAGGTCACAATCTACGGTGAGGGAATAACCGAGGACGGCTCTCCTGTTATCGCATTTGAATGCAAAAATCTGTATCCCTCCGAAAATCTTTATCCGTCAAATCTCCGCTGCGGAGGCAATGCTGTATGCAATGTGCAGTCAAAGGCAAAGACGGTCTATACCAAAGAGCAGAAAATTGTTCAGGTGTCGGCTGTCTTGCTTTTTGACGGCGATATTGCCCCCGACAGCCCCACTTTAAGCGGTGGCTTTGTAATCCTTGACGGTGTGAAGCGAAGTATCGTACAGGGTACAAAACACCGCAACCCTGACGGTACAGTTAATTTTACGGAATTGGATGTGATTTAATGGGATTTTCGGTATCATCAAAAATCAAACTCAATATGCCTGTTGTAAAACAGCTTGATAGGGCAAAGCAACAGGCTCTTGAACAGACAGGTGACGCACTTCTTAAACAGGTGAAAAACACGCAGGTAATGCCGTTTGATACGGGCAATCTTCAGAACGAAAACACCTTTGAAGATTGTGCGCAGAGTTGGAACGGCACGGTTAAAATCGTGTCAAGTACTCCGTATGCAAGGCGTTTGTACTTCCACCCCGAGTATAATTTCAGCCGTGAGGAAAACATTGCCGCAGGCGGTAAATGGTTCGCTCCGTGGCTTGAGGGTGGTACACGGCAGAATTTTTGCAGTCGGGCATTTGTGAGATTTTACAGAAAGGAAGCAGGACTTTGATTTACTTATCGGACATCAGAGATTGGCTCAAAAGCGTTACCTCAGCCGAGCATTATTACATCGGCAAGCTTGACAACAAGCAGGACAGGTCAATCGGTGTGTATTCATTAAAGCAGTCGGGAACACCCACAAGGGCAATCGGCGGTGAAAGTACCTACGATACAATAAGCGTGTCTTTGCTTATCCATTACACCGACAACGCAAGAGAAACCGAGGAGTTTGCACGCAGACTTTACGAAACGCTTTACGGCATTAAAAATGTTGAAATTAAGGAACACAAAATCTATATAATCGAACTGCTCACGGAAGAACCCGTTGATGTGGGAACAGACGACAAGGGTGTGTATGAGCAGGTCATTGAAGTTAAATTTTATTACGAAAGGAAGTAATTTTATGGCAAAAGTTGAATCGGGAGTATTCCCGTGCTATGAAAATCAGTTTGCGGTTGGCAAGGCAGGAACAGAATCCGCCACGACAAATATTGCTAACTGCGAAGAATTTTCTGTTGCATTTGACAACGGCGTCGAGGAATGGACAGCCTTTGAAAACGAGGGCTGGAAGTCAAGGCTTATGACAGCAAAGTCAATCACAATTTCGGTAAAGGGCAAGCGTACAATCGGTGACGCAGGCAATGACCAGATTGCCGCCCTTGCATTTGAAAACGGCAGAAAGGCAGAAGTTTCGTTTATGTGGACCTTCCCCGACGGTGCAACCGTCCTCTTTAAAAATGCAGTTGTATCCGTTACATCAAACGGTGCAGGCGCAAGTACGGGTGTTGCTCCGCTTGAATTTGAAGTTATGTCAAACGGCAAACCCGTATATACAGCAGCCGCTTAAAAAACGAAAGGAATGAACGATTATGTCAAAGTTAATTGATATTACAGACAAACTTAATTTTGAGGAAAAGCCGAGTGTCAGAGTTAAAAATGTTGACCTTGCAATCAACAATGACGCAGTTTCAATGCTCAAAGTTGCGGCACTTTTTGAGGACGGCAACGGTAAAAGTAAAGATGTTATCGAAATGTATCATCTTCTTTTTGATGAATCCGAGAGAGAAAAGATTGAAAAGTTAAAGCTGAATATGCACGATTTCAACGCCCTTATCAGCGAATCTGCCAAAATTGCAACAGGCGATTTGACTGACGAGGGGGAAGCTCAGACCCCGGCTACGACCTGATTGATGACTTTGATTTAATCGTGTCGAGCTTTCGCTCGGAGTACGGGGTCAGCATTTATTCAAAGGACTTTGCTAAAATGAGTTGGAATGAGTTCTGCTCACTTCTGCAAGGCTTAGGACCCGAAACACCGCTTGCAAGAACGGTTCAAATTCGCCTTGAAACCGACAAAGAGGTCTTGAAAAACTTTACTTCGTCACAGCATAAAATCCGCAGCAAATGGCGGTCAAGAAATGTAAAGCACTATTCAGACGAAGATATGAACACCGTTCTTGCAGAATTTCAAAACTTCTTCGCTAATCTGTAAATTTGTACATAAATTTCGCTGTATCTACAAAATTCTTGACAATGTTAATATATAGTGATAAAATGTAACATACACTAACAAATTTATTAAGGAGAGTGTATGTTTATGAAATGTCCACATTGCGGAAACGAATTAAAGGACGATGCAAAATTTTGCGACAAGTGCGGTGCAGGCTTTGGCGGAAACGATTCAACCTCGGCAACCGTAAATCCTGTAAATGCGAAGAAGAAAATTTACAAGCGTTGGTATTTTTGGGTTATTATCGTTGTTGCTATTATGATTGTTGGCGGTGTAAACGGTGCAATTAACGGTAACAGCGGTTCAAACAAATCAAAGCAGGAAACTACTGTTGCAAATCAGAGTTCAGAAAAAGCAACTGAAAAAGCGACAGAAGCACCAACCACAAAAGAAGTTGCAACAGAAAAGCCTACTAAAGACCCGAAGAAGGTTGAAAAAGAATTTAAAGACGGTTGCAAAACAATCGACTTTAAAACTCTTTCAAGAAACCCTGACAAGTACAAAGGTAATGACTACAAGTTTGAAGGTCAGATTATTCAGGTTCAGGAAGGCTGGGGCGATTCGGTTGACCTGAGAATCAATATAACCAAAGAAGAAAATGAGTATCTTGATGAACCATTGTGGACTGATACAATCTACGCAACTGTAGAAATTCCTGACGGTGCGGACAAACTCCTTGAAGATGATGTAATCACATTCTGGGGAACTTGTGACGGCGACTATACATATGAAACCGTAATGGGCAACAATGTGTCACTTCCGAAAATCGACATCAAATACTACGAACTCAACAAATAAAACAAAAAGCCACTCCAAATGGGGTGGCTGTTCTTTTGCAAAAATTTTATTGGCGTACATCATAACGGTGTGCGCTGTTTTTATGCCTGTTTTTAAAAAATCTAAAATGAAAGGAAGTGGTGAATATGGCGACAAAGGCGGGTGAAATTGAGCTTGATGTCAGGCTGACAGGTGATGATATTTCAAAAACATTGCATAAGATTTCCGATTCAATTACCAAAAAGTTTGATTCGGCGTTTTCAAGTCTTTCAAAAGATTTTGAAAATGTAAGCACTGATATGAAACAGTCCTTTTCAAAGGTTGCAGAGGGCGTTTCTCAGAAAACCGAAAAAGAGTTTTCAAACATCAAAGGCAGCGGTGAGCAATTAAACAATTCGGTTTCATCTTCGTTTAAGAAAATAGGAATGGCTGTGGTTGCCGCTTTTTCTGTTGCAAAAATCAAGGAGTTCGGTCAGCAGTGCATTGAATCGGCTGCGGAAGTCAATGCGGCAAATTCGCAGTTTGAGCAGACATTCGGCACAATGCAGTCACAGGCAGAATCAGCCATTCAGAGCGTTGCCGATCAAAGTGGTATTCTTGAAACCCGATTACAGGGTGTCGGCACAAGCATTTATGCCTTTGCAAAAACTACGGGTATGGACAGTTCAAGTGCTTTGGGAATGATGCAGGAGGCTTTACAGGTAACAGCCGACAGTGCCGCATATTACGACCGTTCGCTTGAAGACACCGCAGAAAGCCTGAAATCATTCCTCAAAGGTAACTTTGAAAATGATGCCGCACTCGGTTTGTCCTGTACTGAAACCACACGAAATGCGGCGGCTAATAAGCTGTATGGCAAGTCATTTACGGATTTGTCGGAATCGCAGAAACAGCTCACGCTTTTGCAAATGGTTAAGGACGCTAATCAGCTTTCGGGTGCTATGGGACAGGCAAGTCGTGAAGCAGACGGTTGGGAGAATGTAACGGGCAACCTCAGAGAAAGTTGGAAACAGCTCCTTGCCGTAGTCGGTCAGCCTATTCTTCAGGTGGCAACTCAGGTTGTAAAGCGGTTGAGTTCCGCACTTGCGACTTTAACGGAATATGCCAAAGGTGCGGTTGAATCGCTTTCAAAGGTATTCGGCTGGGATACAGGCAATAACACCGCAAGCAATATCAAATCTGCGTCCGATTCTGCCAAAAGCCTTACGGATACGGCAGATGACAGTTCAAAGTCACTTGATAATGTTCAGAAAAGTTCCGAAAAAGCAAAGAGAAGTGTTGCGGGCTTTGATAAGCTGAATGTGCTTTCAAGCTCTGACAGCTCATCTTCAAAGTCAGACACCTCCTCATCAAAAAGCTCTTCAGGCGGTTCATCGGGCGGAGCTGTTGCAAAGAATGTTGTCAAGGACACAAGCAAAAACCTTTCGGGAGCATTCAAAAATCTATACGAAAAAAGCGGATTTAAAGGTTTTGTCGAGAATGTACAGAAAGGTATTAACAAGGTTGATTGGTCAGCTATAGGCAAGAACTGCAAGACCGTTTTTGATAATGCTGTTCCCATAGTTCAAAAGGCATTCGGCACAATGCAAAAGGTCGGTTCTGCAAAACTCGGGGCAATCGGTTCTGCATTCGGAGCGGTTGCGACAATCGGCGGAAAGTCGTTTCAGACCATTTCAGGCGGTGTTGCTAAGTGGATTTCAAAAGACAGGGAAAAGATTATCGGCTTTATCAACACCATAGGCAACAATCTTACAAACGGCTATAACAACCTTTCAACCTTTTTTGATAATATAGGTACACTTGCAGGTAATGCAATTGACAATGTTCGCCCTCAAATGGAAGAATCAATTTCCAATCTTTTAAGCGGTCTTACAACCTTTGCGGGCTCAGTCGGCGAAGTTGTTTCGGGTGCGTTTTCAACTGCAACCGAAAGCCTTGTTGAATGGACTGAAAATGACGGTGCAACAATCACTGAATTTCTTGAAAATTTACAATTGCAGTTTGCAGATGTGTTTGACTTTATCGGTC